CACATAGCAAGTATTTTCAAATACATGAAATCTGAGTATAGGAAATCATTGCTATCAAACATCAAAGAGGAATGCTAGCTAGGTGGTCACATTGAAAATTTTTGGTAATCCAAGAATTAAGAACCGAACTAGAAAAATTGGGAGCGAAAATATTTTCCCCTAAACCCTAATTTTTCAGCATTTAGTTTATATACTAAAGTCCAAAATCGCGGGGAAATCGATGTAAAAACCCACGATCTTTTTTCTTTAATATCAAAATACTACCTAAATTAAAACTGATTTTAAGCGCTTAAAACGTTAATATTGCAATGTAATTATTAAAAAACATTTATAATAATAGTTACCAAAAGTTATAAATAAAGGCAAAACTAACAGTTCGTTATGAAAGATACAATTAAATTAATTCTTGAAGACGTAGACAAAATACCCAAGGACTTTCATGAATTAAAGGACATGCTAGAACAATTGGAAAATCCAAACGAAAAAATGCATATCGATGATATTTATAAATTCAAAAATCCGATGTTAAAAATTCCTAACATTTCAGAGGACATAACCAAACAAATTGTGTTAATCCATACGATAACAAATTATTCAAAATTCATAGGTATTGTGGTGAAGGTTCGTGAAAACAAATACGCAATAAGAGGGACACAAATCATAAATTCCCGCTATGACTCAGACATAACAACATGGGTAACTACTGGACATTCAATACTAGAAACAATATCGAAATTTCGAATTGCCATGGGCGATAATTATGTAATGTTTTATGTAATAAGAAATAAGGAAGAAATGCTATGTGTCTTGAATGAATTGTTGCGATAACCAAAACTTATGAATACCAAAGCAAACAATAAACCACATATGCAAGTCATAACTAATCCAAACAAAACGATACCTAACATTAATGAAGATACGGAATCTGAGTTCATTGTGGGAGTGTGAAAACTAAATGACAAAATCTATGGTAACGTTACAAGACCTGCAAAAAATAGATCCAACGATCCAGGAAATTAACAACCCATATAAAGAAATACCAAACATAAATGAAGACGATGATAGTAGAACGGTTATTTGTGTTGTTTATGTATATGAAAATTTATATTGTAAAACAATGATGAATACAAAAAGAGGAGGATTTGCTTGGATACTTGGAACCAGTTTTTTAGATAATGATTATACAGGACATGACTTATGTATTGAATCAAAATCAAAAATCGGCCTCATGAAATCCAAATATGAATTATATAACTATTTATGTATTACATCTATATGCGGTCCTTGTAAGTTTTTTGTATGTGACACAAATAAAGCAAAAAAAATAGTGAAATTTATATACTATGGACGTGATACACATTACGGTAAAATTACAACGTATGCATTATTATTTGTATGGTTTGTATTAGTACTTTTTGAGTTGTTTGGTGGTGTCTAATATGCAGGTGTTCAATAAATCAGACAAAGTATTTCACGTTAATGAAGACAATGATAGTAATTAGTAGGTGACATAATGATAACATTTAAGAATCCACAGGAAAAAATTTATGACCTAGAAAATCTAGATGACAAAATAGTGCTGGTCCATGTGAATACACCATATAATGAAAATTATTATGGAATTGTACAAAAACATTCATTCAATGATTATAAAATAAAAGGCGGCACAATAGGTAAAGGCAACGATGATATACACATATGGGGACTTACTGGAAAAACAGTTCTAGATATTCTTACAGAGTGTTATATTAATTCTATTGGAAGTAGATATGAATATATTTTCTATATTATAGAAGAAATGTCAGAACTTGGGGACGTGTTAAAAGGTTAAAAGAAATTGTTGTGAATGGTTTTATCCTGTCCAGCCGCCTCCAGTTCTTATAACTCTTTTTGGAATCCTTGTTGGAATAGAAACATTATTAGTAAACGTTGATAGGTAAAACAAAGCCTGTGTCATGCTATCAACCTGGTCGTCGTTTTTTCCAACCGGGAACGATGCAACTTCTTCCAAAAAATCATGTATCCAATCGGCGTTTTGTGGCATAGGTAACCATACGTTACCGGCTTCCACGTATGGTGTAATTGCGCGAGCCCTAACTACCTTTCCGCCTTGTGGTTCAACGGGAATAAGACCGGGTACAGACCGTTTTAACATTGTTATTATTGCAGGACCATTTGCTTTATCTTCTATTAGTTTTGCGGAAGATGTCGGCCATTTCGTTGAAAGCGTTGTAATACTTTGCATAGTGGCAATGACGTCCATTTGGGCACGAACCTGATCAAGTAAATAGAAGTCGGATTTTTTTCTTCCCCATACTTGACCGACGACATAATCAGTGTCTTCCGCATCTTTGAAAGTGCAATCCCATGATTGTATTATGATATCCATATGGGATTCGAGGTCTTTTGGTTTTTGGATATAGAATTGGTTTTTGTGGGTTGGATCGATGTCACCAGGTATTCCCCACCAGCCCCTATTAAATATGGCACCACCTGATGGGCTTGGATGCTGTTGGTAAAGTGACGCCCAAGTATAAGAACCGGCGCTAATTTTAGTAGCTTCCAATTCCTCAGCATTTCCGAAACGTTCGGGCCATAACGCTTCGCCGACTTGCCGTGGATCTTGTGGTTCTAGTGGATATTCAGCGATCATTGGGAATTTTAATACTGTCCATTGTTCCGCTTTCGGATTAGATGCTGCTAACGCAAGGAGTCGACCGGACAAATCGTCTTCGTGCCACCTAGTTTGCGTGATCAATATACGGGCATCCATATTAAGTCGTCTAGTATAAAAGTCGTCTTTGTACCAATTATAGATACCGTTGCGAATGGTTTCTGATTCAGCGTCTTTCCTGCCACGAATTGGGTCATCAATAATACCATAAAAGAATCTTTTACCAGTGATAGATCCACCAACACCAGCGCACTTATAATAACCTACATGGTTTACAATTTCAAAATTTTCGGTATTTCGTTGGTATGATCCGGATGTTGATATTGTTTTTACGTTTTTGCCGGATAGCAAAGTTTCTGGGAAAAGTTCGCGATATAAGTCATCGTCTATAATTCGCTGGACGTCTCTATTCATGTCGGATGCGAGTGAAGCAGAATAACTTGTGGCCATTATACCAATGTCGGGATTCTTGCCGAAGATCCAGGCGGGCAATCTTCTGGAAACCAATTCAGACTTTCCGCTGCCGGGTGGAAGAAATATCATAAGTCGTTTTATGTCACCAAATGCCCAGCGTTCCAAGTAATCACATATGATCTTGTGGTGCCAATTAACAGAATAATCTGGTTTTGTGTATAAGGTAAAGTCCAGTAAGTGTCTTCTTGCTTTTGCTTTTTGTATTGCAATGTCTCCTCTTTCTCCAAGTAACCAGGGAGCAATGTCACCACTAGGGGTTAAGATCGGCGACTTCAATACAGGAAGCGGATTTTCAAGTTTTGTTTTTTTCATGGTAGCGCAACCAAAAACTATTAATATGCGTAAGCGTAATGTTAACTTGGTGATGGATGTTGAAAATTATAAAGCCTGATGCAAATGGCGTATTCCCAATAATTAATGATGACCTTGATAGTAAGATTATTGTAGTGGTTGATGAATATAATGAGGAAAGGTTACCGGTATCATATTTTCTGCTGGAGAACCAAAGCAAAGTGCTTTATCATATACCGTCTATGAATGTTGTAAACACTCACGTGAACTTGTGTCAAACGGAATTGAGAGATTATCAGAATTTGTTTAGGATACTGGGTTCGAAATATAAACCATTATGGGCAATTACCCATTTCATTATATTTGATAGTATATATGAATACATGGAATGGAAAGCAAGGACCATTCCCGTGCAGAGGTAATCATGGATACCTATAAACTAGATAGTAATGGCATATTAAAGATTATTAATTTTGATAAATATGAATATATAGTATTGGCTTCTAATATTTTAATGTCTAATGGGAATAAATTAACATTTTATCACAAAATAGATAAAAATGACAATATAATTAATTTACATAGTGGGGATAGTTTCAATATAGGATATGACTATGATTTACAGCATTTGGTAAGTAGTTTTATGAATGCTAATTCAGAGTGTCTTTTATTTAAAAATCGCATAGAATTCCTTGAATGGATCAAAAAACAGCCAGGATTAAAAAATGGTGTATTCTACAGAAAAAATATTATGTCGGCTGACTAGTTTCTAGAATGTTCTCCCAGTCAAACTTTATTACATTAAGGTATATTTTTCCGAGGCCATTTTTTTCACAATCAACACATACCTGGAAGTCTTTCAGGTGTTCCATGAGTTTCTTTCCGGAAAGATGCTTTTCCACAGAAACGATTGTTTCTTTGTGGCAGGCAGGGCATTTTAAAAAAATTTTCATGGCAAGGCTTCCTAAATAATTTTCCCGGATTCTAGGTCAGATAGAATCTTTTTATTGTGATCGGCAACGTTGCTTTCAGTTGTGATGCCACAGCCGCCTTCACAAGTACAAGTTTTTTTATTTTTTCTTTCCAACAACTTCATAGAAATCAATGATGTTATAAAACATATGTTGGTATCAAGTTCTATGATGGCATGTGATAAGTTAGATTTTTTTTCTATTAGTTCGTCGAGGGCGGTGGCAAGTTCCTCGGCAGTCATGTCTAGTTCTGGTATGTTTTCTTTGAACATGGTTTACACCGAAAAAACAACATTAAAATGACGGCCCGGAATTCTGTGAATGGAAGTGTCGCTTCCGCGTCCGGTCTTCAAAGTATAGGTTCCAGGAGAAAGTCTGCCTTGCCAGAAGAACGGCCTATTTCCATGAATGGTTTCCATGTCAATTATTTGGCCTTTTTCATTGAGGAGAGTCCAATTCTTTTCGCGGCCAACCGCTACTCTAGCATAGCAAGAATCGCTTATGCCGCCATATTCTTTGGAAATGGTGTAAGTGTTATTTAGAACGCTTATCGAAAAGTCTTCAAACTTAAATAGAAGCTTTGGTTCCATGTTCTGTTTATTAATGTCGGGACTAGGAGTTTCGGGAGCATTGTCTTCCTGTTCGGTTTCCTTTGTTTTATCATGTTTTGTCATTTATTTGCCTCTCTGCAATTTTGATAATTCTTTAGCTATTTTGTTTTTCTGCTTTTCTAGGTTACTTCTTTCGGTTGGTGGAAGGTCATTAATGATTTCTTCCAACTGTGTAATTTCGTCTAAAACGTAATTGTATGGTGTTTTTCTTACCACGTTCTCCATCCTCGGTCCTTGGTTTTAATGAGATGTTCTAAATGTTTTTTAAAATAGATTTTTTCGCGATATCGAAAGTCCTGGTTGGATTGTCTTCGAACTTCCGGACTGTCATGGTTATACCAAAAAGGGTTATACTTACGGTATTTAGAAAATTTTGGGAATTTTGAGTTTTTGCTGTAAATTCTATAAGTTTTAGACATATATAGTACTATAATTTATTTTTATTGAATATTATCAACTTTATTACAATATTCTATATAATTTTTGCTAAGATCATATTCTTCAATAATTTTTGTGAAATAATCACTAGCAAGATCATATTCCTTTTTAGTGTCAAACCAACCAACAATTCCAAAAATTGTCATTGGCTTACCATCAATGATACTTTTACCAGATTCTGTTGATATTGTCCATTTACCAGGTACTAGTTTTTTCATTTTCTCTAAAGCAAATAGACTTTCTTGTTCTGTATCAAAATTCATTCCAATATTAAATTGCGACATATTGTTATCACCGTTATTATGATGTATTTTTATGATACTTGTAATAGAAGTATTTTTAAAAAAGTGTTTCATTTAAAAAAATGTTTATTGCTATATTTTTATGAACAGCCACACATACCCATATTCATTAATTTTGTTATTATCGTATATTCAGGAAGAATATAACCCATTAATATACCAACTAAAATACTAAGTATTATCCCAATAAATATCAACGATACCACAAACATAATTGTTGGTCCAACAATACGTTCCGATGTATCATTGTATGAATTTTCTTTTTGAAATTTCAAAACATAACGATATGTGAAATATGATATCAATAAACTAAAAACTATTGTAAATATATATGCCACTATATTCAAAAGTGATTCTGTGCGAGTACCTTCTATTAACACATTATATGAATAGTTGGTAGTATTTTGTAGTTTCGTTAAAATCGCTTGTGCAAGCGCAAACTCTTCCGGACTTAGTACCATGTTAATACACCAAATAGAATATTGTTTTATATGTATTTATAGTTTTTGGTAGCAAGTTCCTTTTTTATACAACTCGGGCACATAGCAGGTCCTCGCTCCGGAATCTTAACTTTACATTTAGTGCATTTTTTCATGACAGATCTTCCAAGTTTAGTGCTTTATGTAGTCTTCCATCGTCTATTCTTGCGATACCAATGTGACATCCAGTATAGTACCTGGTTCTTGCTTCATTAATCCTTTTAAGGCATCTCCACAAGCTCTACCCCTCAGCCCAAGGGTGTGTTATGGACTTTATTCTCATACCCTTTTATTTCAGTCCTTTTCCCTGCTGAACTTATCCGAGTTTTTCAAGGGTACAGGGAATTTTATGACCCCGCAAGGATCACAGGAAGGAAAATAAGGATACCTTAAGTCAAATGAGGAGGTATTTGCTTAAACCCAAACAAGT